AAAAAGGGGATCTCGTATGAGGTCCCCTTTTCTGGTTACAGGAATTTGTGGGTATGGTACGCCCAGTGTGTTATTCCTTATAATTGTGAAACGTTAATTTATACATTAACTTGTTCCATGCGTGTTGTAATTTGTCAATTAGTTTTTTCATAGTTTATTTATTTTTATTATGATCATAGCCTTTTTTCTTTAATGCTAAATGCTCTCTCATAGTTTTAACAAATTTAGTTATGTCACCTTTATACATTTTGTGAGGTTTGAATTCTTTTTCTTTTGCCATAATTATTTCTTTTTTACACAGTTGTTAACCATTTTTGTTTTACCACCTTTGGTTTTTTTACCACTTGGTGATTTCTTTTTGCCTTTAGCTACATAGCCTTTCCAGCATGTCATCTTTTTGTAGAGAGGTGTTTCCATATTTATTTGTTTTTATAAGTCCATATTACGTTTTGTGATTTATCTTCATCAATGTCTACATGTATAAATGTATTTCCAACACCTAGCCTATTAAAGCCTACTTCTAGCAATATTTTAATTAGCTTAAATCTATCTAAAGACTTACTACAAGCTATATCAACAGCTAGTCCTTTTAAATGAGAGGAAGATTCTACCCCGCCAACTTTAGCGTTATGAAATCTAGTTCTGTATCCGCTATTTATTTTTATAGCTTTACCATACTTTTTTCTAGCGTCATCTAGCATGTATAATATCTTTGAATCCATACTAGATCCACTTCCTTCTAAATCAGGAGAATCAAATTCTTTAATTTTAAAATATCTCATATATTAATTTCTTCTACGAGGCGCACGTCTTCTTGATTTACGTGTACTGCTTCTTGTTTTTGATCTTTTACCTGGTCCTTCAGAGCTTTTAGGTTTATTTTTTTCTATACCTAATTCCCATTCGCTCCAACCAGCAGCCAAAGCCATTCGTTTATAAGTTTCTAACTCAGCGTCAGAAGCTGATTTTAAATGCTGTAATTTTTTTACAACTCTATCTAAAGGAATGTTTGTTGCCGCTGATACAGTGTTACCTACAGCTAAATATGCTGGATTATCTAAACTAAACCCTGTATTTTTCATCTCATCCATATTCCAAGAAAAAGATCTACCAGCAGCTGTTATTTTATTTATTTTTGAAGATATAGGCGGTGATATTTTTAATAACTCTAAAGCTGCTTTTTCGTATTTAGGATTTTTCTTTTCAGATTCAGAATGTATTTTTATTGCTGCATTTTTAACAACACTAAATATAGCCCCACCAATACCTGTACCTCTAAGTATAGAATCAGCCATGCCGTTAATAATACTTACTGTTTTGTCATCAACTTCTTCTTCATCTTCAAATGCAACAGCAAATAGAGCTTGTTGTAAAGCGTTAAAAATTAAATTTTGTACAACTCCATAATACATTATCTTAGATATATTAGACTTCGCGTCCCCTCGGCCATTCTTAAGATCACTAGCAGCTTTTTTAATCAATCTAGCATATTGCGCCGGGGTATTTGCAAAAGCTAATACAATACGTCCTAATGGACCCGCTTGTTGAGAACTAATCTTGTCAGGTCTGCTAGACTGCTGAGACTCTTCTGCTACTTCTCTAAAGTCACGCATAGCTATTTTTTCCGCTTGCTCTATAGTATACTTATCACCGTATGTAATCTTTCTATTCTTTTTCGTCAGTTCTTTATCTACAGCTTGCTCTTTCATTAAAGATTTTACTCTATTTCTATAAAAAGTAGCTCCACCAGAAGCAATTGCAAAACTATCCGCTATCTGTGTAGGTAAAAATCCTAGTTTAAGTAATTTATTTATTACTCCTCTTGCGCCACTTTCTTTAGCAACGTCAGCGATATCCGCTTCATTTATATTTATTTTTAAACCATCACGTCTATCAACTAAAAAGTCTGAATTAAATAATTCTGAAAAATCTTTCCAGTACTGAGGTTGATTAGCAAAAGCTTTACCAGCGGCTAGTATATTATTATCACCAAAATTTATAAAATTTGCTGAAGATATAGTTTGTAGTATAGCTGACTTACTGTTAAAAAACATTATAGCCGCTGTAGAACCATTCAACCAATCAGTAAACCTACCAGTTAATGTATCTCCTCCAAATGTTCTGTTAGTACCAATTTCCATTCTACCTAATATATTTTCCATAGCATCTCTATACGATCTACCGTAAGCTGCTTCCATTTTATTTAGATTTTTTTCAGAAAATATAATATCAACATTTTGTTGCCATTGCTCTAAGTATTGTTTACGTTTAGTAGTATTTAAAGTTTCTGCTAAATCAGTTGTTATAGTACCTGTAATCCAACTGTCGCTAGGTGTTACATATTCAGTTCCTTTATTTAACTTCATTACTTCTTGAGCAAACAACTCTAATTCAGCATCATTTTTAACTATATCAGTTAGTTCTTTTAAATCAGCTTTAGATAAGCCAGGTATATCTTTACCTATTTGATCCCATATATATACTCTAACACCTTGCTCTTTAGTAAATTCACTGCCAGGAAATTTCTTTTTTAAATCTTTTGGCACAACATTTAATTCTCTTTTAAGAGCTCTAAAATTATTACCAAGAGTATTTCTGTCTCTAGTTATATTCTCTATAGCTCTTGCATATGGGTCTAAAAGATTATCTTTGTACCATTTCATTTGAGAATCTCCAATCTTGCCTTTACCAAGAGTTTTATATAATAAACCCACAAAATCTTCTGCAGATGGTGGAATAAAAAAATCAAACTTACCTTTGTTTTTACCTATTAAACGAGCTTTAACTTTAGCGTAATTTTTTTCAGCTGCTATACCTGTTGAGTTTTCTATTATTCTATTAAAATCAAGGTCAATGTTTTCACTAAATTTTATTTTAGCTTGTTGAACTTTTGATTTAACGTCTAGTACAGATAAAGCATCTTTAACGGCTTTAACATTACCAGTGGCATCGTCAGCAAAATAAAAATCATTATAACCTTCAGAAGCTTTTCCAACTACCCAACCAGCTTTAGCCTGCGGAGAACCGTCTCCTAAGCCTGTTATATTCTTTAATGGCACATCTAGTCCTATAGAATTCAAAAACTCTTTAATAGGTCCTGCTGCATCAGCTGGACGCGCTGTAAGAATAAATATATCTTCCGACCCTCTAGCGTCTTGTATTTTTTTAGCTACATCAAATAAAGGTCCTTTCTTACCGTCCATAACTTTACTAAACTCGCTAAAATCAAATTTAGCACCTTCGCTTATAAGAACTTCAGATTTTTCAGCAAATTCTGTAGCGTTTATTTTAGTTGGTTCTTTAATTATAGACTTATCTATAACAGCTATACTTTCAGTTCCTTTGCTAGATATTTGAGATCCATCGTTATATTTAAAACCACCAAAACCATTTTGTTTCAAAGCTTTCTTAAGTTTGTTTAAATTTGCGTTTCCAATATAAAAATCTTCAAACCTAGAGTCTATCATTTCATATAACAACCCTTCGCTAGTATTAATATTTAAACTGTTCATTTGATCTAAAACTTGATCTTCAGTGGCTAAGCTAGCGTCGTTTACCGAAATTGCTCTAACTTCACCTCGATTACTTTTAGCGTATTCTTGAGCTTCTTTTATATCTGTAGCTAAAAATATTAAACCAGTTCTCTTACCTAATTGATCAAAGGTTTTTGGGCTAGCGTTGTAAGCAACGTTCTCACCTGGCATTGTAACTAATACTTCGCTTTTAGATTTAGCGAGCGTGTCATCAAAATCAAATACTCTTATTTTTTTAATAGGCTCGTTAAATCTTCTAGCGTTGTCTAATGCTTTATCAGATTTAGCCATTGCATCAATACCTTGTTGCACGTCTATGGCTTTACTGTATTTAATTATATCTGCTAAATTTGAATTATTAGATTTAGAAGCACTTACTTTGCCAGTAACTAATTTATCAAACTTTTTAAATCTTTTTTTAGCTGTATCTATACTTATTTCACCTGTTAATATAAGTGTTATTAATTTATTAGCTTCTTTTTGTCCTTCTAATAGAGCAATGTCTAAATTAATACCAGTTTTATTTTTTATAGATTTAAAATCACCTACAAAATACTCACCAATAGTAATATTTTTAGAAGCTACATTGTATTGAAAAGGATCAAAGCTGTTATTTAAACTGTACCTTATTAAAGAAGCGAACCCGTCAGGTAGATAATCTAATTTTCCTTCTAATATTAAAGGTACTATTTTATCATAAAATATATCAGGCATTTTTGAATTTAAATTAAACTTTTTTAAACCAAGATCGTCAACTCTAAGTAGAGATCCTTGCATATAAGAAGCTTTTACAACCTTAAAGGCTTGATCAACACGTCCGTCTCTTGCTGCCATAAGTAAAAATCTACCTACACCAACAGCTGGATTTGCATGTTCTTCAGTAGCGTTTTCACTAGTTAGTATTTTATTAGTTTTAGGATCTACAGGGTAAAAATTAAAAGGCGCTAAATATCTTAAAGGATGATTTTGATCTTGCGTTCCATCAAATAAAAATTGCTCAAATACATATATTTTATCTTTACCTTCTTTTGTATCTAAAAAACTACTAATGCTTTCAAATATATCCTTTAAAACAGCTAGTTTAGCTTTATTATTAGAATTTACATTTTTTAAAGCTTTTTTTATAGCTTCTTCATTAGGTTTATTTTTTTTATTAATTACAGTTCTTGTTATATTTTTCTTTTTTATACCTTCAAATATTTTATCCCATAGCTTAACTGTTCCAAACGTGTGTGTTTGCATAGTTCCAGTCATACCAGTTCTAAAATGAGGTTCAAGAAGTGGATTCTGTAAGAAAAAGTCTGCTAAAGTGTCTACTAATGCTTTAAATTGAGTAGATTTAGTATCATATGTTCTTCTATTAACTACTGTGCCGTCTGATTTTGTATATTTGTAATTTATGGTTGGCATTCCGTTTTTCTTGGAATTACCTATTAGCATATTGCTTATGTCGCCAGGTTTAAAGTCACTAACGTCTTTAAATAATTTACCAATTTCGCTGTCGCTAAATGCTGTTTTAGATCTACCCGCGCCAACATCCGCTTGTTGCTGTATAGTTAATTGTCTTTCAGTCCTAACTAGTTCGTTAGTAATGTTTTTATTTACTAAGTCTATAATACCTTTTATAACTGAGCCTTTAGGTGACCGTGGATCTATAGGAGTAGGTTTACCATTTTTAGGTCTACCTATCGCTTCTAGTATTTCATTATTAGTTAAACCTTTTCTAAGTATAAACGGCGCTAGATTATCTCCTCTCTTACCTTTTACGTAAAACGCGTCTAAAATATTTTGAGGCACACCTGTTGATGTTCCAATAAGATTTTTAGAAGCTCCTTCTAATACTGCTCCTTCTGGAAGAGTTCTTCTCACATAGTCTACATTTTTTTCAATAAACATAGCAGCAGTAGTTGTTTCTGGCTTAGATAAATTTTTACTTGGATTACTTATCTTGCCTTCAGGTATACCAGTAACTTCGCTAACCACTTTAGCAGTTAAACCTTTTAATTTTTTATAAGATAAATCTTTATCTTTTATCTCAGCTTTAACGATAATCTCTTTAGCTTCGTTTAATTGTTTTTCAGATAATATTTTAGTTGCCTTAGTAAGCTTAACGTCTTTATCTGCAGTTTTAGTCTCGTCTATAGCAACCTTTTCAGCCGCTTCCAAGCCCTTAGTTATACCTTGCTCAACACTTTGTATGCCAAGTCGTTGTGCTAAGTTATTTGCTCTTAGAAATGACCTATTGATTATAAATTTCTCAAGATCTTGTTTTCCATTAAATTCCTCAATAACCATCGTCTGTATATCGTTACGCATGGATTCTTGAAAATCTTGCCTTGATACACCTTTTTTAGCATCGACAGCTATAGGGTCGTATAACGCTTTAGTTCTATCAGTAACTATTCTACCTATAATAGGATTAATGCTTTCTAATATCTTGTTTTCTAATCTAGTTTCTTTTCCTCCCTTTATAGGTTCTTTACCATATTTAGCAGCTAATTCTTTATTTTCTTTTTTAATAGTTTGAAGATCATTAATTTCTATAGATATAGACGCGTCTTGCTCAGGTGTTAATTGTTTATTTGCTTTAGATTCAGCTACTTTAGGAGCCGTGTCTGATGCGGCATCACCTTGTTTAGATATAAGATCTTTAACTAATGCGCCTTCTTGAGCGTCTTTAATGTCTTTTAAAGTAAGTGTTCCATTTGAAATCTTTTGACCTAATCCAACTACAAAATTAAATATATCTTCTTCGCCTTTAAAATCAAACTTGTACTCATTTGCAAATTGCTTCTGAACCATAACCCCAAATAAACCGGCAAGACCTCTTGCCTTTTCTTGTGTGCCAACTTTTTTTCCAGCAACTTCCTCTAAAAATCTTGCAATAACTTCGTCAGAGTCTAAAGATCCATCTTCTTTTTTTACACCTGGTGAATCTAATATTCTTTTATGAGCTTTAGGTACTTGCTTTTCTAAAGTAAATAATAGCTGATTAGCTATAGCTTTTAAACCACTTTCGTTTTTAGCATTTTTTAATATTCCCCATATAGCTTGATGCCCTACCTCGTGAGTTCTTATATATCTTCTTTGATTTAACACTTGGTTTTCAACAACCGCTAAAGTAATTTCACCTAAACCGTTTGGATTTTCAAAAGCAACACCATCATTACCATTTTCTATACCTTCAATAGATTTTTGTTTTTGCTTAGGTGTTAAATTTTCTTGTTTATTTATATAATCAACAGCTTCTGCTTTAGTTTCAAATGATTTAAATCCTCCATCAAAAACATTTTTATTTGATTCATTACTTTTGTTTGACTCTCTAACTTTGTCACCAAAAAATAAATTATAAGCTCTTCTGTCTGTATCATCTTTTGTAGGGCTTTTACCGTCATTTTCACCTACAAGCTGTTGATTAGCTGTTTCTATGTATTGATCATAAGCTTGCTTATTTAAAGCTTTAAAAGCTTTGAATTCTACCTCGTTCTTTATAAGAGACTCATTACTAAGCGCAGCCTGTTTAATGTTTTCCAACACCATAAATTGAGCATTAACATCTGCTAATTTTTCTTTTATTTGTTTATCGGTTTTGGTTTTATCATTAATTATATCATTAGCTTGATTTTGCAAAGAACTCTGTCGCGAGGTTATTTCTATAATACCGGCGGCGCCTGCTTCGCTTATTGAATTATTTATTAATTTTTCATTACTACTTATTAAACCATCTCTAACATCTATCTCTGTTTTTATTTGTTCTTTAAGTAATGCTCTATTTTTTAAATCTCTAGCTGATTTTAATTCTTTAGACAATGCATCTATTTTTTCTTGAGATTTTCTAATACCTCCTAAAGAATTATAATTAGACATACTAGAGTTATATAATCCTCTAAAATAAGGAGTACCTGCAAACAATAAACTAAATCCAAATGCTGAAAAACCAGCATGATCCATGCCTTCTGTGAATTTTCTACCATCAATCAAGTTTTGACCTCCAGTATTACCCATCTCAGCTAAAGGACTAGTAATCAGTTCTTCAACAAAACCTAAACTCTGTGTTTTCATCCACGCTTTAGCGCTAGTGTCTATAGCTCCTTTTTGTCCAGCAGCAATCCATCTAGCTTTAGCCCCTTTAAGTAATGGAAGTTTACCTATAGCAACATCAGCTGCATCTAATAAACCATAACCAAGAGCTTTTAAGTACTGTTCACTTTTGGTAAATTGCTCGCCTCCTTGACTCATTTCATAGCTCATATCATTTAGCTTCTTACCGGCGCTAGTTATACCAATAAGAGCAGGAGCTGCAGTTCCACCTGATAATGCAATAGCTGCAAAAAACGGTATTTGAGTACTCATTTCTTGCATTATAAATTTACCAAAATTTGCACCTGATGAGAACTTGTCTTCAAAAGAAACATCCCCAACAAAAGACTGTCTTAGTTCTTGAGAAAACTTACTATATTCTCCTCCTAAAAAATTTATTGTATTATCTGGTAAAAGCTTCATGTGCAATGGATTTACGCCTTCAGCAGCAATTCTTAGACCACCTACAACTATATCTGATACTCCAAGAGCTATATTAGTAGCATATTTATCCGCAAGGCTATAGCTTTTAGATGCCGCAGTCATAGACAATTTAATGTCTTTCATGCTATCAATGATACCACGTTGGTCGTTCATTAAATCAATAACACTAGTTCTACTAGCATCTGCTTGATCATGCATCGCTTTATACAAATTATAAAAACCTTTAGTTATTCTTCGACCATTTTGCAATTTTACAATTTCAAGATCTTCCTTGTATACAATACCAAATTCTGCTGCTGCCCTTATAATCTCTTGCTGATCTGGCATTTTTTCTCCGTCATTATACATAATAGTCGCTTGCATTCGACCTAGATTTATATCAGCTTTAACCATGTTTTCATTTGCTATAAATCCTTTTGCAGTATTTTCATTCCAATTTTTAGCATTATCATTTTCAAGAAATAAATTACTAGCATACATTTCTTCTTTACTAATCTTTCCACTTGATATTAATGCTTCGTTAGATTTATTTTTAGCATCTATAGTAGCTCTATCATACAGCTGTGCTCTTACGTGTTTTTCAGCAAGTTTTCTAACATCTTCAGGACTTAACTTATCATTAGCTTTTCTTATAGCTTCTTCGGCTTTTTTTAATTCTTTTTCATAAGGATATATGGTTTTAGTAACCGTGTTATCTCCAGGTTCTAAAAAAGTTTTATCCTTATTATCACGTGAACGAAACACATCTGAATTAAAACCAGGCGCCATCATAGATCCACCACTATAAGATCTTGTTTTCTTTGTTTCTTCGTAAGGCGTAAATAAGTCTTTATTATCTTTAATATTTTTTTTATTTTCTAAAATAGCATTATTTAAATCTGGATTATCGGTTATTAGTAAGTCTCTTTTTTTATTTAGAGCATTTCTTTCCTTGTTCCACGCCGAAAAATCAATAGCCTTTTTGTTATCTCTTATAAGCTTTTCTAATTTATTTCTACTTTCTTTTTGACTTTCTATGTCTCCACCAGCTTCAATATTTATTGTTTTACCATTTAGAGAGGCCGTGCTAACAAGCCTTTTACCAACAACCTGCCCTGCAGCATAAAAGACTTCTTTATACTCAAAAGTTAAACCTGAGCCTTTATATATCTTTTTTAATTTAAGTAATGCATCGTTTTCAGAAAATATACTTTCTTTAACTTGTTCAGCTCTATATAGCTCAGTGTCTTTATCAAAAACCCGTGTAGTGTAAGGTTTGTTTATAAAGTCATTTATTTTCTCATCTTCTTTTTTGTCTTTTTTATATACTTTTTCATCTTTACCTAAATTAAAGTCTACTACTTCTTCTTCAGCTACAAAGTCTTGACTAGGTATTATAGGTGAATCCGAAGAAACCTCTTCCGATTTTAACACCCCACTGAATGGCTCTTCCGTGGCATTTACATCCGAGCCCACATCCTTTCCCGGCGTTGCGTCTTTATCTATTTTTTTTGTTTCAGTAGCTTTTAACTTTGATTCTTTTAATCCTTTACCCTTCATAACTTTTAGGTAAGCATCAAACTCCATGTTAGCCTTTTTAGCAGCCGATTGTAATTCTTCTATTGAGTATTCAACTCCGTTTAATGTAAACATAATTAATCTGGTTTAGTTTTGTGGGTAGCGATTTGGATTTAAATCATTGAATTTCCATGCAGTATCTTTTCTCATAGCTTCTTCAAATTCTTTTTGAAACAACTTATTTGCAGCGGAATTACCTACATTTCTTGGACTGTCTCGAAGCATGTCTAAGAAAAACTCATTTCTTTCGGCTTTTTTCTTAAAATCGTATACAATATCCTTATTTGGGGCCTCACCTTTTTTAGGTACACGCCGCTGCTGCTTAGCGTATATAGTCATAATTTTAGTTTCTTTATTAAAATTTGGAGATTCTCCCATGTATTCTTCATACAAGCCTACGGGATCATTTGCAAAATCTCTATAAGCATCTTTACCTGTAGGTACTTTTTTAGCTTTTTTCTCAGCTTCTATTGCTTTCTGTTGTGCAATATAAGCTTTTTGATCAAAACTTCCAAAACTTTGATTAGTTTGTAGCTCAGGTGTAAGTTCCTGCATTCTGTTTACATAGGCTTCTACGATCCTCTTTTTTTGAGCTTTATTTTCATCATTGAATTTAGCAACAACCTCCTCAGGAGGATCAATTTTTAATATATCATTAGCGTAAATAATGGCTTGCGCGGCGCCCATAGCATCTATTCTACTTGTTGCCAAAGGCGTAGCTGTTTCTCTCCATTGATCCTTACTAGGTTGTTTATAGTATCTTACTTCACCATTAACAACATTTTTTAAAATTGGTTGACCCATGTATATTTCAGAATCCATATTATTATAATCGCTAGCTGCTTTACTAAGATCTACTTGTTTCTGTAGATTAGGTGATTCATTAGGAATACCTTGAATGCCAAATAAATTATTAATATCACTGTTTGCAATTCCTGGATATGGAGCGGGTGGGTTTTCCGTCTCATTCATTAAAGGTTTACCTTTCTCGTCATATAAATATGTTAGTGCAGTTAGTGTACCTTTTTTCATTTCATATTTAATTTCTCTCCTACCTGGAATTTGACCCATACCGAACATGATTAACCCTGCTTTGTAGTTTTTTGTACCAGTATATATTCCACCTTCCATGCCAAGACCTAAGGTATATTTTTTATTAAAATCTTCAGCAGCTAAAGCCATGTTGGTTACCATGTTTTTAGTTATGCTTCCTATTAAAGGTACGTTTTTTACCAAAGCTTTTTGGTCTTCAGTTCTATCAGAAGGTCTAACAAGTAATGCATCTCCGTATAAATCTACTTGCTTTTGAATAGCCGCTGTAGCATCTATTGCTGGATTATTCTCTGTAGCACTCATACCTGACTGCATTGCTAAAGTTTTCTTAGCGTCAACATCTTTTACTATTTCCGCATTTAATTTTCTTCGTCTAATAAATTCGTTTTCAAATCCTTTTTGATAACTAATTGTAGTGTCTGCAATGCTTTTTTGCATGTTTCTAAAAGCCTGACCTGATTGCTTGTCTATTATTCTTAATGGATTTTCGTAACTCATTTTATGTTTTTTTTAATATATAATTTAAAAGTCCCACCAGTTTACATCTTTGTTTTTGGCAAAACCATCAGCTCCAAAAGCACCAGCCTGTGACATAGCTCCCATGTATCCTGAAGCGGTTCCAGCTAATCCAGAAACTGTACCTGCAATAGCGCCACTTACGTCTGAATTGTATTGAGATTCTTGAGCTAGAGCGTTGTCCATTTGACCAGCTACTCTATTTAATTTTTGATTCTGTCTTTTTTCTCTAGCATTAAATTCAAATATCTCACCCGCAGCGTCATTACTTTGCATTCTTTGTTTTTCAGCCATTTGTAGTCGCTGTAAAGTTTGCTCTCCTTGAGCTTTCATTCGCTCATTATTAACCTCTTGCTTTTCTATGGTAGCTGAAACTCCTTTCTTAGATTTCAAAGCTGCTTGAGCTAAAGCCGTTGCGCCACCAGAACCTGCTCCAGTTGCTCTTATAGTATCTAATGAATTAGCTAGCGATATATCCGCCTGCTCTATCTGCATAGCGGCTGCCTGCGTGGCAACAGCTAGCCCATCAAAAGGATTAGATAACATACTACTTAAATCTGTACTGTTTCTATAAGGATTTTTAATTTTTTGCCTACTTAGCTCTAAACTAGCTAGCTCTGTTCTCAATGCATCAGCTCTGTCTGAGGCATCTCTAGCGGCGCCTCTAGAACTAAAAGCGCTAAATATACCTCCAAGAAGCTGCGAGCCTCCTGATATAAGCGTGCCTGCTAGTAATGGTCCCATCATATGTTTTGTTTTAAATTATTCATAATTATTTTTATATTTTAAGATGATCTAACAAAATTAGACGCAACTGAAAATAAGTTTTTTGGCCCGCCTGGATTTGTAAAAGAATCTGTAGACATTGTTACTGTTGCAAAATATCCTTTTATACCACTTATACTTGTACCCCATAAAACCTCTGCTTGAGTTGGACTACTAACGTTTACTAAATTAGCATAATATTTATTTTCTTTTCTATTAAAACCAGCATAATCTCTATTAAAATTAGGTTGAGTAGTTCCAAATACAGTTGAATAATCTGCTCTTTTTGTAGCTGCATCAAAAGATAAAGCAGCGTCTAGGGCTATATTTAAATTTATACTTACTACTAGTGCTTTTGTAGTTAAATTGAAAGAAACAACTTTAGTTCCAAACGCAACACCTACACCATACACATTTGCTCCAATAGATATAACTCCTCTAGCAGATTTTAATACAACGGTATTATTTGTAGATGCGCTAACTGATAAAGCTGTCCCGCTAGTTGCTACATATTCACCGCCTAAATAACTAGGAACTACGCTAGTAGTGTCTGAGGTTGTTACAAAAGTTAAATTAGTTAAACTAGTAACATCCTGTCCTGTCTCATCAGAAATAAAGCTATTCACTTGCCATCCATTACTACCTTCGTAGTTTACAGTTTGAAAAACTTTAGATATACTTGGATTTGCGTTTAACACAAAAGATATTGAAGACGGAGATGTAACGCTGTAAAACGTTCCTCTGTTATCGTTAGAATAATGTTTCCATATATTATATAAACCAGCAGGGCTTTTAGATAAAGAGTAAAATTCACCTTTTAAACTAAACGCTTGATCTGGCTTGTATGTAAAAAAGCTTGTCCAACCTCTAACGTTTTCATCAAAAGAAAGAGTATTAAAGTTTTGAGTAGATGAATTAAATGCAGTACGTGGAGATAAAACATATTGCTTATTGTAAACATCCCATGCGCCTAGTATATCACCCGCATTTGAAACAATATCTATTTCTCTAAATTCATCTCTAAAATAATCATACATTCCATAGCTAGATATCTCAGTTAAACCATCTTTAGATAATCTTAAAACTGCGTTTCTATCTTTATCTGTAAAGTATTTTCTATACCCGTAAACAGCAAAGCTATTTGGATCTTTACTTATACCAAATTCCCCAGCGTAAGCCTGTATTGTACCTATAGTTGTATTTAAGTTTGATATACTGCTACTTCCTTCCGCCGTGTATATAGCGTCTTTATCTATTAAAGCTCTAGATACTTTTGCTTCTTGAAATATAATTAAATTAGTATCTTCAGCGTAAAGCTTCTGTATACTACCATTAATTGGATCAGCTGATTTAGTTATATTATCACCTACTGAAAACACGTTTGTATTGTTTACACCTGTTCGTGAGTTATATATACCTGAGTATATTAAGGAATTACCTCTAATAGCTGCGTCAGGCTCATCTTCAACTAGAAATGCTTTAACACCAAAGTCTACACTAAGGTTATTATAACCACCTCTAATTCTAGCTTCTTCTATGGCCCAATTTACAGATAAAACGCTACTAGCTGGAGGTCTTGGATATCCTCCTATAGCTTCAGGTATACCAAAAGATCCATTCCATATAGGTATAAGATTAGCCGTAGGCGGATCTGTTACTACAGTTTTAACTGTCTTTTTAAGTATAAAAGAATTAAAGTATTTTACTTCTATTACTGCTCCCATATGATTATCACTTATTTTTAACTTTTATTACTATTAATTCACTACTGACCAAAAAGGTGTGCCTGATTGCGGTATTGAAGCACCTACAGTAGGAACAGGCGTTGATGCAGGCGCAGGGTTTAAGCAAGAAATATAAAGAGCAAGAACAGCTGCTTCACTTAACGGAGCAAAATACCAATTACTAAAATTACTACAAGATCCAGCCGTTCGTGTTGCGGTTTGATTATTTATTTCCACTGTTACAACATTGTCAGTTAAATCATTGTAAGCATTTAATGATCCAACAGAATATATATAAAAACCATTCCAATTTTGAGCGTCTGGTTGGTTTGCAATTTTAAGTGTTACATAGGTTTCAGTATATTGATTACCTGATGAATCGCTGTAATTTATTGTATTTTGTTTAACAGAATTAAAAACTGGTGTAATACCTAGCTTTAAATTATACGTTAAAGATATTGGGCTTTGACCACCGTCAGCTGCTGTTAATATTAATTTGTAAGTATCTCCAGGCACTTGTACTGGAGAGTTTGCTCCAAGACCACCACTTAAAGCGGCTTGACTATTTTTAACTTGACACTGACTTTTAAAGCCAACACCGTCAACCACATCTGTAACAAAAGGTGTAAAAAACGAAACTGGAACAAGAGGATTAGAATTTGCTGTTGCTACAATGCTCCAATTAATTTCCGTACCTTTATTAACGTTAAGAGCTGCATTAGCTCCGTTAGTAGCAGTTGCCACCATTAAATTAGTTATATTAGGCGCGCTTTGAAGCTGAATTTCAGCACCTGAGCCTACAGGTGGTGTTACGGCTGTAATTGCTGGTTGTATATTTAATAAGTTCACTGTTTCAAGATACACAGTAGTAACTCCATTAACTACAGATGTAAATTCAAAATTATAACCACTATTAGCCTCTAGCTCTGCGGCTCCAAAATATGCATTATCAAGAAAAGAATTACTAAAACCCTGTGTAACTTGCACGTTATAAGCTGTACCAGCTGCTACAAGATTAAAATAACTTGAAACATCATTTCCTCTTTGTGTAACAGAGGTTATAACAAAAGACGTTATACCTGTTGTTATAATAGCGCCAAAATCATCAACAAGATTAAAAGGTTGATTAGTAATATTACCATTTGTTCCAATAGCCTCGGTAAAATTAGTAGTAACGAAAGGAGATAAATTTTTCCCTGCCCCAGCTTCAGTTCTTATTAACGTATTTAAATCACTTATAAGACCAGCGCTTGATGTTTCCCAAAATATATCTAATCTAGATTCAACAGGTGCGGTTTCAAATATTGCTAAATTTTCAACAGCTGAGTATCCAGTAGAAGAAAAGTTTATATTAGTCTGAGGAACAGAATTTGCTATAGTAACATTTCTGTTTAATGTACATATAAAAGTTCCTGGAGATCCGCTCACTGGCTCAATAGCTATAACCACCGTAGGTGATATATATATGGGCATATTAACCCAAGTAACAACAGAACCAACTTGTATAGCTGTTGCAGGTACTAAACTTCCGACTGTAATTTCACTGGAATCTGCTACAGCTGCGCCTAATACTGCGTTTATTTCTACTATTGTAGCATTATTTACTACTCCAAATTGCTCGTAACTAGATTGAGACGTTATTATTTCAGCTATAAAAGGGTTTGAGTCTGATTTATAAAAAGGAAAATAAGCATTTTTATCACTAGTTACCAGTATATCTGTTGATCCTGACGCCCTGAATTGAAGTACATCGAATAAATCATATAAATCTTCTACTGAAGAAGTTGTAAAGAAATGTCTATCTGTTTTGTATTGCTTATTTTGTTGATTAGCAATGACGCTATCAGTATTTTCTACTCTACCATATAGTATAACAGAACTTCTAAAAGTTTTATCCTGAGGTCCAACCTCGCTTAAATCCCTTGATACTTTGTTTATATTATCATTTATTAAAGAAATAAAAGACTTATTTTTTTCAAGCGTAGGTAAAGGACTATTAGTTACATTGTTAAACGGTAATCCCTTTATTGCTCCAGCATTATAGACATTGTAATATTCTTGTTCTGTTTGCTTCACAACTATTTTATACGAATACCAACCTAGCGGGTTATAATTTAAACTAGTTGTATCTCCATTGTATAATTCACCTGTTATAGGATCGTTTACTAACACTTTTAAAGAATCGCCAGGCCATGTGACCGGATCCTCTGTGTGGTAGCTAGAAAATAATGTAGAACCTAAAAAACTGTTAGCACCTACTTGAACAGAGTTTTTATTGCTAGATAATATAACTGTAGATTGTCTACCAAATATATCAGCTAGTACAAAACCAACTTGATAATTTCTATTCCCTTTTAAACTACTACTAGGATATTCAATTATGCTAGTTCTATCAACATCTTTACCTGACTTGCTGAAACTAAGTACAGCTCCTGCCGATACAGTTGCCGTGTTATTTATTGTTATTGTTGGCGTTGTTGATGAATTTGTTTTAGCCGTTACTAACGTGCCGGTAGTTATGCCAGTTCCAGAGACAATACTACCAACTTCTATCGTGCTAGTTGAAGTAGTTGTTAAAGCTATTGTAGTTGACGAGGGTTGACTAGTGACTGTCCCAACTCCTTCGTTTAAATCAAAAGATGATTTATCACTTGCGTTTACGTTGTAATTTATAGATGCCGGTGGCGTCTTTTTATTTTGAAAATTACCATATACCACTCTATTACTTATAATCTCTTGTGATAAAGCCTTTATAGGTACTTTATCAAATACTCTAGTTATTACATCTGGTGATAAAGTTTTGTAAGGTTTTTTAGATTGGTATTCATAATCGTAAACCTTACTATTCAAACCTTGAAGATCAGCAACTGCTATAGATTCTATAACGTTTACAACTAAAGAATTTGATTCTTTGTATAATATATCTATTTCTGTTATTTTATTTATATCACGTAATTGATTACCATTAGAGGGTAATTGTATTTTTAATCCTATTTTGTTAACTTTATTTTCCATAAAATCTACAATAGTAGAACTATAAGCTTGCTGTTCATCACCCTCTGTCAATGTGCTATTAATAAAATAACCATCCTGCTGAGGTATAAAACATATTTGAGTAAAAGGAGCCATTAAAGAATACTCGTTATCATCAAACTTAAATCTATAACTAAATCTAACAAATTTATCTTGTAAAAAATTAGGATCACCATTATAGTTACCATCAAAATATGGATTTGGACTAAATACAATTCTAGTAAATACAGGTATCGTAACGTTAGCAGTTAGAGTTAATGTATTACTGCCAGCATTCCAACCATTAGAAGCAATTGTTCCTAATGGAACTATTAATTGAGTATTTTGATCAACATAAGATACTGACTTACCACTCACTGGCTGAGAAGGATAAGCAGGCATAACTAAATCTGTTACAACAAAAGAAGAAGCGTTATTAACACCTGCTTTGACAATCCCTTCTCCGCCATCAGGTAGAAACGTATTAGTAACGTCTTTCATTGTGGTTTCATAGGCTCCAGATGCTGCAGGCACTGTGCTTTGCTGATATAACTCTATAGGTTGATATGGATTATATTTTGCTACAGATATTGTTTCTTCTGTAGTGTAATATGTGCCTTCTTTAGCTGAAGTTACATTTATTTTTCTTGGTTGATTTCTATTATCTGTCCAAAACAATAAATTTTCTAATAAATTAATTCCAATTATAGGATTAAATTTTGAAAAATTCAAAAATACACCTTCTAATAATTTTTCTAATATCGTTGTATTTAGATTATATTTATATACAAAGTGATGAGCTTCAGGGTTATAAACTGTTTTATCATTATCTGTTAAAAATATGTATATATCACTATTAGCTTCATCGGCAAAATAACCTATAGCTGTTAAGTTAGTTAAAGTAGGTTCAATACCATTAGGTATTATTATATCGTTACCTAAAACATTTTCTAATGACCCCACTCCATCGCCTTCAGATCTACTCACTTGTATATTTACAGCGTTTCTATATTCAGCATTAGGCATTAAACGCGCATCCAAATCTTTATTCATTTTGGATTTTATAAAAGTATTTTTAGCTTCTGCCATGTTTTATGATTTTATCCATTTAGATTTACCTCTCATTACTTGAACAATTTCGTTAAGTTTTATATTAGATAATCTTATTTTTGCATTTCTAAGTTTAGCAGTTTTTTCCCTGCTTAGTCTATTTATAACGTACTCAGGTTGATTAGCCCTTGTAGCCATAATAGCATGATTGATATAAGCATACATAGCTTCTTCAGCCATTTTAGGAACCTTAGTTTCCAAGTCATACGCTAAGCCATCAGAAACATACTCTAAAACAACAAGAGCGTTAGCTAAATTGCTTGAAAAAGACATTTTACCTTCTCTATGATTTATAGTAAACCATCCGTTTATTTGAGAGTATTGAGGATCAAGACCGTATAATTGACCTTGACCTATTCCTCTACTAAAATCGTAACCATCGTAAGCCATGTCTATTTGACGTAGGTTATTTGCTTCACCATTAAGCAGGTTGTCATCTGCCGCCGCCCATCTAGCCTCAGTTAGTGATGTACCTTCTAAGTTTTCACCAAAATTATCTTGAGTAGGAACTCCTCTATTATCTTGTATAGGATTTTCGTAAGGGTTTGTTGTTAAATTGTTTGCTGGATATATAGGTCTTTTTACACCACTAGCGTCTATAAAAGATATATTAGTATAATTAACGTAGTCTTGAGGTATTATAATACTAAGACTAGGCGATACACTTAGTTCTTGAGATTTAATACTTTTTAAAGTATCATAACTAAATTCTTGCATTGCTCTTTTAGCAAAAAATATTATATCAGTTCTCTTAGCGCTAGGTATAAGTTTTCCAGCTCCGATATAAGCAACCATAAAGTTATTTATAACTTCATTTAGCTTTATATATGAATAATCATCATAATTATCTTCAACAGCGCTACCAAAAGCATCTCTAAGGCCATAATTACCTCCAGTTAAAGACTTTAATTGAACCACAACACTAGTGTTAGCTGCTAAATTAGGAATAGATATAGTGTTACCAATTACAGTATAAGTTGTAATCAATTCTGTATAAGCTAAAACACCAGGAGCAGCCGTATATAGTTTAAAATTATTTAAAGCATATCCTGTTTCAAGTGGATTAAAACTACCAAACACTAGTCCAGTGTCAAAAGTAGTGGTAAAGCTCTGGGTGGCTGCCGCTATTGATAGAAACTTTTGAGCTCCAGCGTAATATTGTTCGTTAGTTTCTGTTATAAGTCCCATTTATTAGCTTTTTTTATTTATTTCTTGTTTTTGAACTTGTCCAGCAGCTACTTGTATCACTGTAGGATCTTTTATTATTAAACCAGCATATATTAATATTTTTAAAATAACTGAAGTTTGTTCTGATTCCATTAATTCAAATTGTTGAGAACCAGTAGGTTGATATAAACTACCAGTCAAATCATTGAATTGTGCTGGATTGTAAAGATATTGATTTAATGATCCAACATTAAAACCCCATATAACGTCTTTAGGTTTTCTAAGATAATTAACTTCTAAACCGCTAACTATAGTTTTTGGGTTTACAAATAATTTATTATTTTCATAAAGATATGTAGGAAATGATAAAGACGATCTAGTAAGATTAGATTTTTCTATATTATAAAATGTATTTCTTTGAAGTCTTTGTAATTCTACAGGAAGTCCAGCAGCTGGCGTGTAGGCTATGTCACCTAATTTGTAGAAGGTAACTGTTTGACCGTATCCATCTAGCGTAGGTAATGTGAAGTAAGGTGTTGTGGGTGTAGTGTTATTATCATAAGTTGCTGCACCAAATGTTTTAAACACAGCGATTTTCTCGTCTATGCTAGCTATTCTATCCGCGTAGTCAACATCAACTTGAGGCACTCTAAGCATTTGGTTTAAATCTTCAAAGTATTTTTCAAAGATCTCTAATTGCACTTGAGTGGCAACGCTGTTGAACTCTTGAGGTGTCATATACCCTCTCTGCTCTTTGTTTAATAATAACAAAACAGTCTGATATACTGTGTTTACGTTTATAGCCATTTATTTTTTTTTATTATAATATAGGCCCGAGTGAACGAGCCTTATATTAGTATTACATGTTAATTCAAGTTTTTCTCTACAGACCTGAATACTTCTACGCCTTCATCGGTTTTAAAGTAAGCTGCCATTGCCGAGTAAGGATTTTCATCAAAAGGAATTGTCATTAATTTTCTTCCGTTTGAACCCCACGTGAATGTTCTTTGATCTTGTGATAGCATTATTATACCTAATTCAGCTGCTCTAATAGCAACATTTCTTAATTGCACATTATCATCATTAGCTAAGTCTATGAATAGTTCTGGTTGATTTCTAGCAAACAACAGCAAGTCTCTTCTAAGCTCCTTAGAACTCATCTTACTAACCGCTGAGCCTAATTCAACTCTCATTATAGCTTCTGCTTGATCAACTTCCATATTGCGAGCAAAGTTTAAAGCATCTATTTGCATATCTAATACATCTAAATCATCTTCAGCTTCCTCAGTCGCGCTAAATTCTTCATATATTCTACCTTTTAAAGGATGATATAAAGAAAGTAATTTTTGTAAATTTTGTTTTTCTTTTGGCACTTTTAAATCACCATCATCAAATCTAATGTGACCTAATGTACATTCTCCAATCTGCTCATCCACTAATGGAGAGTTTTGGTTTGTTGCATACCTTATTTCTCTTTGTTTACCGTCTTTTGGATCAAAGTAAAGTAATGCATGTTTTCTTGTATGCCTACACGGAATAGTTAGTGTTAAAGGATTTTTATTGCCTTTTAAATAATATATTCTATCTTTTATTTCCCATGTTGGTTTAACTGGTTTAGCTGTTTTAGCTGGTTCAGTTTGTACTTGAGGCGCAACCTCAACTTTCTTTGCTGGCGTTTTTTTAGTAGCCATAATATAATATAATTAAATAGTTTTATAAAAGTAATAATTACCCCCGTAATTGTAACGAGGGTAAAAATTACATTAATTTTGAATCCTTAGATTCCTTTGAATAATACAAAGTTGTTAGCAGCTTGAGTAACTAAACATCTTTCTGACAAGAAGTTTACTTCCATAGCATCTAAAGTTGAAGTTTGAGCTCCACCAGCAGAACCAGTTAACCAAGATTTCATTCTTCTATCATCTGATTGAGAAGCTCTATATCTTACATGTAAGAAAGGTCTTCTGATGTTAGTTCCTAAAACTTGATCGTAAACTGTAGAAGTTCCAGCAGGTACTAATACACCTTCAATAGAATTAACTCCAACAATTCCACCACGAGTAGAAGCATCGTTTAAATATTTCCAGTCAGTTTTGTAGAAGTCATAAGAACCTCTTCTGAATCCAGAGAAACCTAAATTTAAAGCCATTTCTTCAGAGTTTTCGAATAAACCAAAAGCAGTACCTCCAGCGAATCCACCAGAAATAGAAGCTAGCATATCATCAAAATCTAAAGACGTTTGTCTTTGTAAGAATAACATGTTCTCTTCAATTGCTCCTTGAGTATCTAAATTCTTTAAGATAGCATCAAATTCATCTAGTCCAGCAGCAGCAGTAAATCCTACCTCTACGTTACCACGAGTTTGAATTGCAGCAAATAATCCTTGTGTTCCAGGTCGCGTGTTTACACCAGCGGCTTGAGCTTGATTATATTCACCTTCTACCATACTCATTTCTAAATAGTCTTCAAAACGTAGTCTTGTTTCAGACTCAGCTTTTAAATACCATAAATATCCAGATGTTCCATCTTCAGTTGCAACTTCTACCCATCCAATTTGTGCCATGTCAGAACCAGATACAGTGTATTGGTTTCTTAATATGATTGGTGAATTAGAATATTGTGTGAAAGAAGGAGTTACAGATACACGTGCACCAGTAGCAATGTTAGATCCTTTTACATAGTCAGAACCATATACAAATATTTTTACTAATGTTCCTGCTGTAAAAACACCTGCCATACTTACAGCAGCTCCAACTCCAGCATAAGGAACTACAGTAATTAAACCTGTTGGTACAGCTAGTGTAGCTCCAGAAACAGTAACAATAGCTTTAGCTTCTAATCCAGTAGCTGGATCTAAAACAACTATTGTATCATTTACTGAAATAGTATTTATAATAGTTCCAGCAGCAATTGGAATAGTTAATTGATTTTGAGTTCCTGCACCTGCAGCACCAACAACAACGTTATTGTAAGAAATATGTAATCTGTTTTGTTCAGACCAAATAACTTGGTCAGACGTCATTGGCATTTCAGCTCCAACCATACGTAAGAATCCAGATAATGTTCTGTTTCCATAACGCTCTACTTCTTGTTCGTAGATTTCAGGTAAGTACTGTTGAGCAAAATCATTTGCTCCACCGTTAAATTGTAAATAGTTATTCTGCAAGATCTGTTGAGCTTGAGATGGGACTATTGACCCAAACTGAGGACTTAAAGCCATAATGTTTGTTTTTTAGTTAAATTTTTTTGTTTTAATCTTAAGTTTTGAAGAATCATAAGTGCTAATAGCTTTAACTTTGAAACCATTTACAAACGCATCTCCTTTAGTGGTTCTAGCACTATTAGAAATGTTTTTAGATTTGTCGACAACCTCGCGAATGGCGTCAGACTTTCCTTGTTCATAAAAATGATTTACAATTGCATCTGCATTACTAGCCATATAAATAGCTTTATGGTAACCTTTAGCATCGCTTAAATTACCTTTTTTGTCTGTAAACTTACCTACAAAATTATTAATACTAGATTGGCTTTTTGCAACTTTGTCAGTATCTTGAACCCCATATCTAAATTTCTTACCACTGACATCGAAATCAAAACCTTTGAAATCATCAGAAAAGTATTTATTAGTATTAGATTTAAAATCTAAGTGCTGCTTTTTAGCTTGCTCTTGATCTTCGTTGAATCTATTGAAAAATTCTGTTGCTTTCTTTTGCTCCTGAGTTACGCCTGGTCTCAACTTGATCTCATCGTAATATTTACTCTTGGTTTCATCTAGAAAGCTTCTAGCTTTTTCAACTTCTTCTTTAAACGCAATTTTTTTCTTACGTATATCTTTATCCTCATCAAGCTCTTCATCATAGTCGTAATCTTCTAATATTAGATCAACGTCTTCAGAGTCTAGATAAGGTTTTGTTTTTTTATAATATTCTTTTAGTAAAGTGTATTCATTAATACTTGAGTAATCGGCATTTAACCTAACATAGTCTTCAACAGTTCCGCCTGTTTCCTCCATAAAAGAAACTAACTTCTCTATGTTTTCAGGTAATTTTCTTCCTAATACCTCTTCATCTCTAATAGCTTCTTGAGCTTGTTTAGTTACGTCAGCTACTTCTTCATCCGTTACTTCTTGCAGCGCGTTAAATTCATCACCATCTTCAGTGCTGTCTTCGTCTCGCTGTCCCACTTCTTGCAATCCCACTTCGGATTGTTCTGTGCGTAGCACGCCGCTCTCTGTTTCTTGCTCTTGAATGGCATCTGTTTTTTGTTTTTCTTCTTCATTTGGAATTACTACTCTAGTAATATCCGAAGGCGTATCTATTAAAGGTTCTTTAAAATTAACTTTTGTAATTTCTTGCTCCTTATTGCCTAATTGTTTTGGTTTTTTAGACTTACCTTTTAAGCTAAAATCACCTTCCTGCTTTGCAGGTTCATTTGTTTTTACTTCTGACATAATATAATATAATTAAATAATTAAAATTCTAGCTTGGACCAAAGTCACCTAAGCCAAAGCCCTCTAAGTTATCATTACCTGTAGACTCGAAGTTACTAGGTAGTGAATCGTTTTGTCGTTGATTTATCATTTCAGACTGTTGCGTGCCAACCATCTGAACTCTTTTATCTTTGCGGTTTTCTATTTCTTTTTCTCTTTCTTGTTCAGCGCTTATTCTGGCTTTAGCTAGTTGCATTTGGTATTGAAACTCTTCTGCCATTAAGCCTCTTTTTAATTGAGCTTCAGTTTCCATTCGCTGTATTTCAAACTGAGATTTAGCTTGCTCAATACTAACCTTTTCTTGGGTAAGAGCTTGCTGCTTTTCAACTTCAAAACTAGCTGCTTGCTGAGCTGCTTCTGTATTTGCTTTTGCTTGTGCTTGTATATTAGCTTGTTGAGCTTTTTGCTCTTCTTGTTTTTTCTGTCTTTGTCTTAGTTTTATAAATTGATTAGCAAGTTTTAAGTTTCTAATCTGCCTAATATCAATAGCGTCAGATAAAGCAATTGCGCCTGTTTGAAGAGCTACTTGAATATTTTGCTCTAACGTTGCTTTTTCAGCGTCTTCAGGTTCTAATTCTATGAATATTCCAAAATCATGTAATTGCAACGTCATTAACTCTTCTAGTGTTTTAACATTAAAAGTACTTATAGAGTTAATCATAGCCTCTCTAGTCATTGGGTTACGTATAATATCTGCTACTTTTAAACTAATGTTTTCACATGTTCTAATTGTAAGATATAATAAAGACTCTAGTAAATGCTTAGTAGCTATATTTGAAGCGTTAACAGCTATTTTTTGTATTCCTACTAAAGCATCTTTATCTGGTTGACTACCATCTCTAGCTTCATTTAATCCAGTCACGTCGCGTATCATTTGTAAATAGTATTGATACGTACCAATAAGACTTTGTATTTTAGCCTGCCCTGAAGATGTTGATAATTCTTGAATAGGTACTTTACCCGCATTTTGCCCTCCATCTTGAGTAAGTGACCTACCTACTATAGAACCTGTTTGAAAATACATATTTAATGCCTCTGCCGGGTTGTAATTTGTTCCATTACCAAGATCTACTTCAGCTAAGCCATCCATATCTAAGAATACACCGTCAGGTACTATTCTAGACATCACCTGTTGCAATTTAAGATGTGTTAGTTGAATCATATCAGCAAACCCAGTTATTCTGCTTACAAGAGATTCTATTCTTCCCTTATACATTCTAGGAGCAGATATGCAGTAATTCATTTCAACTTTAGTAGTATCAGCTGTTGGTCTTGTCATGTTCTCGGCAAGCTTCCATTCTAACATTATATTATTACCTAAAACCTTAGCACCAGTGTACAGAACTTCTATAGTTCTACTTATTCTTTCAAAGTTATCATTTTTTGGTGGATTAAATTGATCTGTTTTTTGTAGAGTTTTTTCAAGACCTTGATCTGTTTTCTTTATCTTAAAAACTTGATTCATGTAAGTCTTGTATTCAAAATACATTACTTGAACAGTGTTTTCATCATAATCACCCCAGCCTGTAACGTATTGAGAATTACCTGGCATTTGTTGTATTCTTATTAATTCTTCTTCAGGTATTCCAGGAAATTGTTTTTTAAGTTCTGGTATAGTTATTGACTTAACTTCACCTACGTAGTATACGTCTTCAAAATTAGGATCTTCAGAATAAGAATGAACCATATAAGCAGGATCAACATACTCTATTCTTATACCTTCTGTTTTATCAAATCTAGTTTTTGATGCAGCTATACCAATAATAGTTAAATCCGCTGCTAATCGTTTTTTTATTTGATCATATTTGTTTTTATCTAATACATTGTTTATAACTTCTTCTTCAGCAATTTCAACGTTTTGCTTGTATGTCATTTGCATGTGCAAATCTAACTCTTCTTTACTTTCAGGTAAAGCATCAATATCTTGAGTTAGCGAAACATCTAAGCCCATTTCTTGTTGAACATTAATTAAAGCCTTCTTAGTGTCCATGTCCTGCTGTACAATAGCAGCATAATCTGTTCTTTGCTTAACTGAAAAAGGATCTTGAGCAAAAGTAGTTACATCATATGATTTATTAGACATACCGTTTACAACTATATCTACAAATTTAGATATAACAGGAACTGGTTTCCAGTCTAAATTAAGATAAGACAAATCACCGTTTATAGATAACTCGTCTTTATATTTTTGAATACTCTGTTCTCCTCTAGCGTATAGCCTTAAGTTATGGAAATTACTATAACTTTGAGCGTATCTGTTTCCATTTCTACCGCCTTGAAACCATTCTTGCTCAATAGCTTGACCAACTTGCCTGCCGTAATCTTCGCTTGCTTTCTCCTCGTCGCTAACTACTTGGTTAGGAAATGAACTATAAGTATTAGTCTGTATTCTCATTTATTGTATCATTTTTGATGATGCTCCTTTATTATCGTATTTTCTTATACCTAAGTTTATACTTTTATATTCTTTATTAGCAATTGGTATGTATCTGTTCTTGTTACAAGCCATTAAAGCTAATCCAGAGCTAATAGACGCATCATGTTTTGTTCTGTTATTAATATTAAATCTAGCCCAGTCTTCTAATGTTCTTTGGAAATACATATCACCGTAACCATCATTAGTTTTACCAA